CTATATAAGGGTCGAGGCATATTGCACTGATAATATCCGCTGCATTATTTGTTGGAAATATACTGGTAGAAAAATTATTATTTCCTAAATATTCAGGGAGGTTCCTAGTAACTACCATATTTATCTTACGCTCTTTAACACTAGTGGCTGCAAAAGTGGCTTGAGTACAAGCATATATAGTTGTTACATTACCAAAATCTTTTTGAAATATAGCTTGAGCCGCATACAAATCAAGCCAGTGAACTTCATCAACCACTTGTCCTTGAAAAGAAGTATTTATAAGACTTGTCCTAGCTGCCCTGACTAGATAATATTGCGATAACTGTGCAGGAGTTACTTTTAGTGTAGAAGCAATTTGATCATGATTTAGTGAACTTCCATTTAATGTCAAAGTAAATTGTTGTTCACTAAAAGTGGGGTTGCCTATATAATCGCAAGGGGTAACACTTAAAACAACTGATACAGATCCTGCTGACTGATTCTGCCCATCATCATTATACAAACCATTAGGACATGCAAAATTAGCCCAAACTTGTGCCAAGTTTTGTGATGCCACAATAAAATTACCAACCCACTGATTACCTGTTGTAGCTAATGTGGCTGAGACTTTAGTAGTATTAATAGTATTCCAATTAACATTGACTCCAGAAGGGTTTGATAGAGTGATTAAGAAGGTTGTTAAATTGGAAATAGTGTAAGTTCCATCAACATTATTTGTCCCAGAACCAGAATTTGTCACTGTTATTTGACCACCAATACTAAACAATGTAGTAAAATCGGGAGGTGATGTAGAAGAACCGGAATTACTACTTCCACTATAAGAAATAATATTAGGATATGTAAAATCAATACTAGTATCAGCTACATAACTACCTGCATTAGGTGCTAAAAGGGTCTGACCATTAACTGCATTGTTCTTAATTATTGTGTACAAAGGTGCAGTTATTCCTCCACCAACAGATAATATAGGCGAGTCTCCTGAATTCGGGCTGGTATATGGATTGTATAGAGACATAGCATTTCCAGCGATACTAGAAAACAATGTTGTTCCATCAAAAATCTGTGTTGTATCAAATGTATAATATCCTTCACCTAAACAGAGATAAGAATACTCGTACTGAATGTTGTTAATGTAAACTGAATAAACTGATAATAAATCGGGTGTAGCTTGTACAGTACCATATATAGCAGGGATACGAGCACCTAAGCGAGAGCTGTTGGTTCTTCCTGATAACAAATTATTAGGACTTTGTAATTGCTGATTTCTTGCAGCACTGTTAGGAATTCTTCGATATAAGAAAACAGCACCAATAACTACGGCGGCTACCAATGCAATGAATGCCCATGAGAAAGGGTCAGCTTCTGGATAAATTACAACGTGAAAGTCTCCTGACAGTTGTAACAAATTCTCAACACCCTTTTCATCCATCGGAGTAACATCTGTAGCCGAACTTACGTTATCGTGATAAATTCTAGCAGAACTAGGAAATACTCCGTCAAATTGTTTAATTAAAAATTCAGCAAGATTTCCAACATCTTCATAAAGTTCCCATGTACTAGGCTCCATACTATTTCTTGCTATTAAAACATTATTCTTTAGCATGTGTAAAATCTCCTTTGTTTAAAACCAATCATTGCCACATCCAAAGGACAATATATAGCTCCTTGTTCACGTAAATGAAATACTTTGCCTTGATAGAAAACTCCTACGTGAGGAGTCTTTCCTTTTGAGTTGAATAACACAATACAAGGGCTTACAGGCTCTTGGAGACGTTTAAAACCACTACGTAATGACATACTAGCCTTATTGTCTTTGACAGGTGCTAGAAGCCCTTTAAAGGCTTCTGAAACGTCTTCTCCTGTAATAAGCTTCCAAGCATCAATAGTAAAGTGAGCACAATTGTACATATTCTTGTCATACTTCTTAGCTAATAAACTGTCCCACGATATCATAGGAATTCCAATAACATAGGGAACCTGTCTGTTGTGTATTCACTCCCTGTCGTAGTGATATTAAGCTGAGGAGCCTGAGCATTAAACGTAACACCATCTGTATTGAAACTCATATTTTGAATCTCAAGATAATATGGGGTTAGCATAGGAGCTGTTAAGTCATCACTTCTATAACATCTATAAATCACTGTAGGCTTTACATCCATTGTATCATCTGCGATCATGTTATCCACTTCTTCAGGAACTACAGTACCTAGATCACCAAACGTAATACTAAATGTCTGATCTAGGTCATCTTTCATGCCCTCGTACTTAATTGTCATAGGATAGTATTGAAAGAACTGCTGTACTCCTGTTTCTAATGTGACTGTAATGCCGTTGACAGCATTTCTAACTACATAATATGTCTGACTCCAAGAAGGATGAGACATTTGTAAGAGCTCTAATTGAACTACACTGCTGCTTGAATTTAAAAAGAACTCTGTATATGTACTCATGTTTCCTCCTAAAATGGCATTTGTGGTATGTTATAGTTTACAATAGTGTTAAGTCTATCTTCTGAAGTTTGTAAATTGCTATTGAAAGCAATGATGGCAGCATCAGAGATTGGGTCAGGTGGATTAGGGTACACTTCTAATTGAGCTTGAATAACAAACACTACATCACCATCCATACCGCTAACGCTAATAGAATCTGGCACGAAATAACATTTAAAATTACTTACACCACTTCTATCTAGTGTTAGTGGGCAATAAAAAGGATATGCCCCTGTGTTTGTTGCTGTCCTGTAAAAAGCCCTCCAATATTCATATTGAGTGGCTGTTAAAGTCCACTGGCAATCAACTGTGGAAGTGCTGTTCAAAATATCTTGACGATACCTACTAGCACCACCTTTAAGTTTGACAGCCAACACTTGAGCAGAATCAGTAACAGCATAAGAAGCATAGTCTGGAGGGAGAGATAATATAGGCATTGTAGAGCCGTTGTATAAAGCCATAATTAATCCCTTCTACGTTGTGTTTGTGTGTTTCTACTTAAAGCCTTAGAAATTGAGCTATTGGAGTAAGCAAGCTGACTTGAAACAATATTAGGAGTTTCTTTCTTAACAGTTTGTTGAGCAGCTTGACGTGCAATGACTCTAATTTCACCTTCAGACAATGGTTGTACTTGAATATCAGTTCCATGATTTTCAATGTGAATGTTAGGAGC